AAAAGTTTAAGAAGTGAATGTGCAAGATACAAAAGACTAGGTTTCGAGTATTTTTACTTAGGTGATTACTACGACTATAAAGCTGACTTGCAAGGCTTTGAAATTAGTCGTCCGTTTAGTTAAGGATTAATAAAATGACCGATGAAGAACATAAAGAAATATGTAGGATGTTTTGGATAGTAAAAGGACATCTAACAGCAAATATTACTACTATGCGAGACTGTTATGACGGTTATTTTAAACGTATGTGGGGAAACCACGAAGTATGCTATCGCTTAGACGGTTTTGAAGAAGCATATAAAAAACTACTTGACAAACAACAATAATTAATGTATAATAAACGGAAACTAAGGAGAAACTTATGAGTGAACGTACCTATGGTGGCGAAGAGAAAGCAAAACTAGAACGTCTTGTTAATGAAGGTGTTACAGTATTGCAAGAGATTGAAGATTTAAGTGCTGGTTTGAAAGATACTGTAAAAGCAGTAGCAGAAGAACTTGATATAAAGCCTAGTCTTATTAACAAAGCAATAAAAATTGCACAAAAAGGTGAATGGAATAAAGTAGCAGATGAGTTTGACGATCTAGAAACACTTGTTGTTACTGTTGGCAGAGACAAACTTTAATGCAGAAAATTAAAGAGTTTTGGATCAATAGCTATAAAAGTGACAAAATTGCATTTGCATTTGAATTAATCAGTTTTATATTTACGGTAGCGGCAAGTTTGACTTTGGCATTTAATGCTAAAGATCCAAACATGTTGATTATCTATCCGTTCTTCTTTGTAGGATCGGTTACACAATGCTACGCGGCTGTACGCAGAGGCGCGGCTTGGGTAATGTTACTAACAGGATACTTTGCTGTTATTAACGTATTTGGTTATGGAGTTGCTGCAGGATGGTGGTAAACAAAAAACCATACCAGTGGCTGAGTTGGTTAGCAACTGTTGTATTAGTTGCGGCGGCGACTTTAGCAAGTTTTGTGCCTGAATTGCATTGGCATCATTGGGCATTTATTGTAGGTAACGCACTGTGGATTGCAGTTGGTTACTTATGGAAAGAAAACAGTCTGTTATATATGAATATTGGTCTAACCATTATTTACGTAGCAGGCTTGATGTTGTAATAAGTAATAATAACGCCAATGGCAATTGCCAGGCATGTAGAAGGTTAAGTTGGCCATAAGCAACGAGGAGACATATGAGTTACGTAGACGCACTATTTGATCGCGATTCTGATATCATTCGAGTCGTAGAACGCAAAGACGGTAAAAGACATTACCATGAATATAACGCAAAATACACATTTTATTATGAAGACCCTAGAGGCAAATACAAGAGTGTATATGGCGATCCTCTTACAAGAGTAGTATGTAAAAATACAAAAGACTTTAGAAAAGAAGTTGCTATTAACAAAGGCAAGAACTTATTCGAAAGCGACATCAATCCTATCTTCCAATGTTTAAGTGAAAACTATCTTAATCAAGATGCTCCTAAACTAAACATTGCTTTCTTTGATATTGAGACAGACTTTGATCCAGAGCGTGGCTTTGCTGATCCTGCAGATCCATTCATGCCAATTACAAGTATCTCAGTATACTTGCAGTGGATGGAAACAATGGTATGTTTAGCAGTTCCGCCTAAGACACTTACAATGGAGCAAGCACGTAAAGAACTTGAAGGCATTGAAAATGTAATGCTGTTTGAAAAAGAAGGTGACATGATTGACACTTTCTTAACACTAATTGAAGATGCTGATATTTTATCAGGTTGGAACAGTGAAGGTTATGATATTCCGTATACTGTAAACAGAACTAGTCGTGTACTAAGCAAAGACGACACAAGACGTTTTTGTTTGTGGGGGCAGTTGCCTAAGAAGCGTGAATATGAAAAGTATGGTAAATCAGCTGTTACCTTTGACCTAATAGGCAGAGTGCATTTAGATAGTTTGGAATTATATCGTAAATACACATATGAAGAAAGACACACATATAGACTTGATGCCATTGGCGAAATCGAAGTTGGTGAAAACAAAGTCCCTTATGAAGGCACTTTGGACCAGTTGTACAACAATGACTTTAGAAAGTTCATCGAATACAACATACAAGATACCGCACTACTGGACAAGCTGGACAAAAAACTAAGATTTATTGATCTAAGTAACGAACTTGCACACGCAAATACTGTTTTGCTACAGACCACTATGGGTGCTGTTGCAGTTACAGAACAAGCGATTGTTAACGAAGCACATCACAGAGGATTGCAAGTACCTAATCGTCCAAGACGTGATGACACAGAAAATACACAAGCCGCAGGTGCTTATGTAGCATTTCCTAAAAAAGGACTACACAAATGGATTGGTTCAATGGATTTGAACTCACTGTATCCAAGTGTTATTCGTGCATTAAATATGGCTCCTGAAACTATCATTGGTCAAATTCGTCCAGAGATATCTGACAGTAGAGTACATGAAGATACTACACTAAAGAAAAAGTCTTTTGCAGGTAGTTGGGAAGGACGTTTTTCAACAGAAGAATATGAAGCAGTTATGGAGCAACGCAAAGATATTCCATTAACTATTGACTGGGAAGAAGGCAAAGAGCCAGGCGGGAATACAAGTGATACATTAAGTGGTGCACAGATATACAAACTTATCTTTGACAGCAATCAACCGTGGATGCTCAGTTCTAACGGTACAATCTTTACAACAGAGTTTGAAGGTGTTATTCCGGGTATCTTAAAGCGTTGGTATTCAGAACGTAAAGAATTACAAGCACAACTAAAGAAAGCAAAAGACGCAGGCAATGCTATTGAAATAGAATATTGGGATAAGCGTCAGCTGGTTAAGAAAATTAACTTGAACAGTTTGTATGGTGCAATTCTTAATCCGGGCTGTAGATTCTTTGATAAACGTATTGGACAGTCAACAACACTAACAGGACGTACTATTGTTAAACACATGTCAGCAGAAGTAAACAAAGTTATTACTGGCAAATATGATCATGTTGGTGATGCAATGATATATGGTGATACTGACTCTTGTTACTTTAGTGGTTATCCTGTACTAAAAGAACAAATTGATTCAGGACAAATACCTTGGGACAAAGACAATGTAATTAAATTATATGACCAAGTATGTGAAGCGGCTAATGAAACGTTTCCTGAATTTATGCTAGATGCATTCCATTGTCCAAAGAGCAGATCAGATGTTATTGCGGCAGCTAGAGAAATTGTTGCAGAAAGCGGATTGTATATTACTAAGAAACGTTATGCGGCACTAGTATATGATATTGAAGGCTTTAGAAGCGACACAGATGGAAAGCCGGGCAAAGTAAAAGCAATGGGCTTGGACTTGCGTAGATCAGATACTCCTGTGTTTATGCAAAAGTTTTTAAGTGAACTATTGCTTATGGTACTTACTGATGTACCGCAAGCAGAAATACTAGAACGTATTACTGTATTCCGTAAGGAATTTAGTGAGCGTCCTGGTTGGGAGAAAGGTTCACCTAAACGTGCAAACAAAGTTGGACACTATCAGCGACTAGAAGAAAAGATGGGTAAAGCAAACATGCCCGGACACGTAAGAGCAAGTATCAATTGGAATACACTTAAACGTATGAACGGAGACAAGTATTCGCAAGAGATTGTTGACGGTATGAAAGTTATTGTTTGCAAACTAAAACAAAATCCATTAGGTTATACAAGTGTTGCGTATCCTACAGATGAACTACGTATTCCTGATTGGTTTAAAGAACTGCCATTCGATGATGCGGCTATGGCAGAAACTATTATTGACAATAAACTAGACAACTTGATTGGTGTGCTTAACTATCCATTAGAGGATACAAAGCAAAACACAACATTCGGAAGTTTATTTGAATTTGGGGAATAATATGAAAGTCAATATAAATGATATAGGCGGTGAAGTTGTTAAACAAGACGAACGATATATTGTTAAAGATAACACAGACCTAAATAATCTTATTGTAAGTAGCACACGATTACAGCCACGTAAATCAACAAGCGGACATTCACATGCTGGACAAGAAGAAGTATATTACTTTATTCAAGGCACAGGTAAAATGGAACTTGGTGAAGAAATGATTAAGGTTGAGCCAGGTGATGTAATACTAATTGAAGATGGTGTATTTCATCGTGTACACGCAGGCATGCACGAAGAACTATACTTTGTATGTGTGTTTGATGGAAAGAGGAGTCATTAATGAAAGTTGGATTTACATGTAGTACATTTGATCTATTACACGCAGGACACATAATAATGTTGCGTGAAGCAAAGGAACAGTGTGATTATCTTATATGCGGATTACAAGTTGATCCAAGCGTAGATAGAAAAGAAAAGAACGCACCTATACAAACTGTAGTAGAACGCTACACACAACTAAAAGGTGTTGAGTATGTAGATGAAATTATTCCATACGGCACAGAGACTGATTTAGAAGACATCCTTAGTATGTACCCAATTGATGTACGCATACTAGGAGAAGAATATCGCGATAAAGATTTTACAGGCAAGGACATTTGTCGCAAACGTGAAATCGATTTGCATTTTAATAAAAGAGATCATCGTTTTAGTTCAAGTGATCTAAGGAGACGAGTTTGTGAATAAGTTTATATTTGATGTTGACGGAACAATTACACCAAGCAGGGGTCAAATTGATTCAGACTTTGCAGTATGGTTTGGAGACTTTTGTGCAGAAAATGATGTGTATCTTGTAACTGGTAGTGATAAAGAAAAAACAATAGAACAAATAGGCGAAGAATTATATAGCCTATGCGAACGTGTATATAACTGTTCAGGTTGTGATGTTTGGGAAGGCGAGTTTAATGTAAGATCAAAAGAATGGTCTTTACCAGACGTAGCAAGAGAATGGTTAAATGCAGAACTACGTGTATCAGAATTTCCATTACGCACTGGTAATCATATTGAAGAACGTGCTGGTATGGTAAACTTTAGTATCGTAGGACGTAATGCTACAATGGGTGAACGCAAACTATATGTAGAGTTTGACACATCTAACAATGAACGCAATCGTATTGCAAGAGAATTTAATTTACAATTTCCTGCTATGGAAGCAAAGCCGGGTGGCGAAACAGGTATAGACATATCACCTGTAGGTTGGGATAAGAGTCAAATTTTAGTTGACTTTGACATGAATGATAAAATTTATTTCTTTGGAGATAGAATGGATAAAGCAGGAAATGATTATCCATTAGCAAATGCTCTGAAGCAAAATGACTTTGCCGATCCTGAAACTATTGCTGTTACAGATTGGAAAGATACTTGGAGAAGATTAAAATGCATATAATGCTTACAGGACATAAAGGATTTATTGGCAAACACTTACTTAAAAGACTTACTAAAGAAAATAGTGTAGTAGGATTTGATTTAGAAGATGGCTGGGATAGAGATAAAATTAACAACAGCCAAGACTTACTTAGTTGCGATCTTAATGAAGAATTTGATTTGATTATACATTTAGCAGGTAAAAGTGGTGTACGTGATAGTATTAACGATCCTGCAGGATATTGGCGTAATAACGTAGAAGTAAGTAAACGCTTGTTTGATCGTTACCCTAACACAAGAGTGCTTTATGCAAGCTCTAGTAGCGCCTACGAGCCCGATTTAAACCCATATGCGGCATCTAAGTATTGTGTAGAAGAAGCCGCTGAAAGATATCCTAATACATTAGGAATGAGATTTCATACAGTATATTCTAGTTTGCCACGCAAAGGTATGTTTTTACAAAAACTTATCGATAACGAATTAGAATACACAACAACACACTATAGAGATTTTATACATATAGACGATTTATGTGATGCTATAGAATTGTGTATGAAAAGTAAGTATACAGGAACAATCGACATTGGTACAGGATTTCCATTTAGGATATCAGACTTTGCACCAAATCTTCCTGTCCGCCTAAATACCCCATATGAACGCAAGTGGACTTGTGCAAATATGGAAAAAATTAAGTCACTTGGCTTTAAACCTAAATATAGTGTAGAAAACTACTTGACTTCTTTGAACAATGATAATATAATAAAACTTGAAATAGGAGAAACCACATGAAAGACATTTTACAAGACATTGTTGCACACACGCATTCGCTAGGCTTTTTGTCGCTAGTGAAGATCGGTAACGATGAATCGACAACAATTGATAGTATGGCTGAGAACAGATCTGTAATTTTAAGTGCAGAAACACATACTAAAGTACCAGAGTTTACTAGTACATTTGGTATGCCAAACTTAGATAAACTAGCACTACATTTAAAGAATCCTGAGTATCAGAAAGATGCTAAGATTGATGTAGTTAGCGGTGACCGTAACGGAGAAACAGTTCCTACACACATTCACTTTGAAAGTAATGCAGGCGACTTTAAAAATGATTATCGCTTTATGAATAAAGCAATTATCGAAGAAAAACTAAAAACTGTTAAGTTCAAAGGCGCAACATGGAACGTAGAGTTTACGCCAAGTGTAGCCGCTATTGGTAAGATGAAACTTATGACAGCAGGTTTTACTGAAGAGCCTAACTTTAATGTAGAGACTCGTGACACAGGTGGTGTTACTGACTTGGTGTTTAGTTTCGGTGACGAAGGTACACACTATGGTGAGTTTGTATTCCAGAACGCAGTAACTGGAT